CGATAGCTCTATTGCTGATAGCTTCTATTGCGAGCCTGTGAAGCTCAAAAATTTGCTCCTGCAGCCACAAAATGCGTGCATAAACTGTAACGATTGCAGCAAATATAGCTACGAGAGAAGTAGAATTGATTGCACTTAGTACAGTATTAGCCTGTATTTCAGTGTTGATTTCTTGCGTTATTTCTGCGACTGTTCTCATTAATATCTGTAGTTTTTGCGTGTGCCGTTTTTATGTGAAGTATATGCGTTTGCTGCTTTTTCTGATGGCTCTGGTGTGATGATGGATAGGGCTGGGTCAATCTTCCCATCTCTTACTTCTGCAAGCCATTTCAATGCGTGTTTGTACCTGTCTATCCTAATTTGTGGGATATTGTTGGGCATGATGTGCGCGAATAAGTGGTATATTACTATGTCGCACATATACATTACAATCAGTGGATTTCTTGGGTCTTTTTTCTCCCAAAAATCTGTGTCAAGCAATGGCTTATTAGTCCCTAACTGCACACAGGTATAAATCCCAAATTCTTGTAAGCCGCTTGGCAATAAGACAATACCCCACACAATTTGTCCAACTTGGTAAGGTGTGGCGACATTGTATTGAGATATTGGCAGAAATATATTGTCGAAATCAAAGGTTGCAAATCTGTATGCCCGCAAATATGATTTCATTTCTTCGGCTGCTGCAAGCTCCGAACTATCAAGTGTAGTGGGGTCATCGTCATACGTTATAATATATCTGTCTTCTTGATAGAGAAATTTGTTATAATCTTCGTTTATAATGTACATACGATTTGTTGTGTTTCGGTGTAGTATTTGGCAATGGATTGATTTATGTAGGCATCTTTGCGGATTTTTAATGAAGTGCCAGGTGCTAACTCATGGTCTAAATCTAATCCGTTGTCAAGACATATCCATATAATTGCTTCTGTTCCGCCGTATAGCTGTAAGGCTACATCATAAAGCGTTTGATTAATTGCGGTTAAATATGTGTACATATTATATATCTTGATTTGTGCCTACATTAATATCTCCTGTGGTCATATCCCAACTCAATAATTTGTAGCCGTCTATCTGTAAAGATAGTGATACATTGCGCCTCATGTTTTCTTTGATTACATCGTCAAATTCACTATCTTGATACTCTAATAGATTCGCGCCCAAAGTAGGGGCATTTTTGTAGTGTCCAGGCGATGAAAGCAAGTTATCTTGTATGTGCTGTTCATCGCTCGGACCAATTACAAAATCACCGTTTTCAATGATTGGCGTTCCATCTTCATTTAATAATATGTCTGTCCTAACCATGTTTGATTTTGTCGTTTTCAATACCTGAGTAATCAGGCATTAATAATGTGGATAGTGCTGTATTGAGTGCTGCTTGAAATGCTGATGGCGAGCCGTTGCCTGGTTCTGGAATGGGCGTTATACAAATTGTTTTAATTGCTTGCAATATCTGTGTAACCTTGTCAAGTTGTGTGCGAAGTTGTTGCTGCTTGATAAGTCCACCATACGCACCGCCGAAAAAAATAAGCTCGTCTATATCGCTATAAGATACTACATAACAATCTACTTTATTGCCTCCAACGACTCCACACAGAACATCGCTGTTTAGTGATGGTTTTACAAAAAAATCGCCTGTTCCTTCTATCGCTGTCAATCTTACATCAAATCTTTCTAAGCCGTATTCGTCCACTACCACACATGTTTTTTTTGATTCATCAACGCTTTTTATTTTTGCAGGAAAAATATTTGAAGGTATTTCCTTCAACACATTTCGTTTGATAATTTCGAGTGGATTGTCCTGAACCATGGGTGTAGTATTTTTTTTGTAAAAAAGGCAGCTCCCTAAGAAGTCCTACCTTTTACAGCAATATGAAAACAATGAAACAAACTCTATTTTATGTGGTGGCTCTGTCGCCTATGGTATTGATGCGGCTAAATCCTTGCTGCCCTAAATTTACCTGTACTTTATCTATAAAGTATTTGCCACTTCGTGAACCATTATACTCCTTATCAACAATGCTGATAATATCGCCATGCCTCGAAAATGGCAGTCCAAGTGTGGCAACGCTTCCTGTAAACCCTTCCAACTTTATTTTTGCTAACTGGGCTTCGGCTAACTTTTTTAGTTCCACCTTGTCAGTTATGCCTGCATAAGGATAGGTACGTGTGTCGCCTCCCACTTCGCCTGCTTCGGCTTCTAACTTTTTATTGTCGGGCAGTATGGACACAGCTTTTACCAGCATTTTTATATCCTCTTTGAATCTATACTCAAGTTGTGTGCCTTCTCGCTTCCATGCCTCTACAGTTAGCGTATTACCTTTGTCGTAATATTTTGCGCCTACGTACAATTTGCCATCACGTAACCAGGAAGGCAAGCCGTATTGTTCCCGTAATACTTGCAAGACTCTTGCAGGGGTTTCATTTTGAATTAAAAATTTCCCTACCTTTATATCTCTGGCTTCGTTGGGAATTGTACCTGATATATGGGCAATTAATTCTTTAAGATTGACATTTTGCCAAGACTTTGAAAAGCGGTTAGTTTTTAAGTCTGCGATGTCTTCACATTCGATAGTGATAGGAATATCAGGATTGATGCGTGAAATTTTGCCCTGAAATTCTTTGTTCATGTTGTAACCTTCATAACCTGCAAAGATTGTTACTTCCATTCCTTTTTTTAGCACTTTATCCCATTTTTGTCCTTTGTAGGTTACATTCTGTGGGATTGTGATGGTAGCAAAATCGCCCAAAGTTGCATGTGTACTTGTGATAGTAATTTCATGCACGTAGTCATTGAGTGGAATATCTCCAGCCTTGACATCATAGATAGGAACAAATGTTGCCATAATTAAGGCAATAATTAAAAATGAAGTTTGAAATGAATTTCTCATTGTATAAAAAAAAATTAAGTGTTGTAAGTGTTATGTAAATCCTAATGCGCCTGTGAGTAGTTCGGCTGGTCTATCCTCTTTGGCTTGAATTGTAAAGTAAATTGTATCTGGCTCTCCTGGCGGCTGGTCGGGCTGAAAACTGTGTATGACCAAATTTGTGATGGCTAAATCTCCTAAAAACCTACTTGTTACCTTCCAACTGTAGCCTAATTTGCAAATGCGTGCAAGTCGTTGTAAGTCTTCTTGTGGATATTCGCCGTTTAAACCTTTCAATTCGCCTTCTATTGTGAGCATGTACCTACCATCGCCAATAATCTCCGTAACCGTATCTACTACAATGTTGCCGTTTACTACTTCTGTCTCTACGATTCGTTTGTTAAGCACTGGCTTTACAAACGGGTCTCCTGGGAACTCATAGACTGTGTTGCCGTAACTTAGTACAAGTCTATCGTGATAATATGCGCCTGTAAAGGGGCTTTGCTTATCTGATAGCGTTTCCTGCATCACCTTCTGCGCTGGGAAGTCATTGGCTGGCGGTGGGCTATCATTCGTAATAGATTCGTTTTTTAATACTACTTTTGAATTTTGTTTTTTCTCGTCTTCAATCGCCTTAGAAACGCCCTTACTTAGGTCGTTTGGAATGATTGGAATGTTGATTTGAAAATTCATAATTCAGGTTCTGTAAGATTTGTGAAGATTGGGACTTGATACTTTACATTTATGAGCTTTTCGGCAGATAGCCATTCCAACTCTCTCATGTATTGTACATATTGTAACTCACTCAAAGTATCTGCATCTTTATGGAAGTATAGGCGGATTAGTGCATTTGTCTTTTTTAAAAAGGTTTCAAAATCCGTTTTAGCCTCGTAGCATGGAGATACTGTTAGAGCTTTTTTAAGCTATAATCAGGCTTTACTTTGAGGGAAATGATTGCCCGCAAAAATGTGAAGTAAAGCGTATCATTTGTTTTTAGCTCCGAAATACTTTTTAAATACGGTTTTAAAAGATATTCAGCAGCGACTTTACTGCCTTTAATACTGACCAGGTCGGTATGTTTTGTGGCTTCCTCACGGGTTGGCGTTTGAATGGCATAGCGTTTAGGCTTTTTGTCTGTGTCAGATTTTTTTACGACTAATTCGTAAGAGCCATCTGATTCTAATTTATTAATCTCGTATTTACTTCCGCCCAACATTGATTCTAATGCTTCAGCAATTGCGTTTGTTGCTGAAACAATAATACACTGCGCTTCAGTATGTTCAGAAGCAATCAAGTCATCTCTAAGGAGTTCGTCTAACACGCAATTTTGCCACAATAAATCCTGACGTTTTTTCATATATCCACTTGCATCTAACCAGAGGTGTATGACATATCTGTCAGGCATTTTGAAATAGACGGGATATGTTGCATGTTCTCCAATTGCACACTCACATAAATATACGTCTTTATGCTCCTTTTGCCAAAGTGTAATTTGTTCTTCGGTGGGTTGTGGGAATCCGTCCAAATTTACGATATTTCGTGCTGTTTGTTTGTTTGTAGTTTCCATCTTTTTAAATGGCTTAAAATGCTGTAAATTACGAAGGCTGTTAATATACGTTTTTGTCTTTAAAAGCGATTTTAAAAGATTTAAAACCGCTTTTAAAAGACTTTACAAACTCTTTTAAATAAGTTGTGTAATGTGTAAT